AAACCAATCTTTAATATTAGACCAGAGATTATTTAAGGCATTTACTATTGAATACCAGACACTGCTGATTGCACTCCATAACCCTGCCCAGTCTATAGAAGGTAAATGAGAACCCAGCCAAGAAGTTATGGAACTCCATAGATTACCCAAATATGAAGAGATAGAAGTCCAGACACCTGAGATAGTGTTCCATAAGCCTGACCAGTCAAAACTGGGTTTGTTATTAGCAAACCAAGTTGTGATACTAGACCACAATGTGCCTAAGTTAGTAGTGATAGAAGATGTTTGGGTTGTGATGTTCTCCTTTAAGTTGCTCCAATTAAGAGTGGGAAGATGAGCAGAGAACCAAGTAGTAATGGAAGACCATAGATTATCCAAGGTAGTAGATATTGAAGCCCAAGTATCACTGATGCCTTCCTTCATATTAGCCCAATTAGGGGCAGGTTTGTTGGTAGTAAACCAACCAGTAACGCTAGACCATAGACTACCTAAATTGGTAGATATAGACGACCATTGAGTAGTAATGTTCTCCTTTAAATTCGTCCAATTGGGACTCGGCTTATTATTAGCAAACCAAGTTGTAATGTCTGTCCATAGAGTTCCCAACTTAGTAGTGATAGAAGATGTTTGGGTAGTGATATTTTCCTTCATGTTTGCCCAGTTAGGAGTGGGGAGATGAGAAGAGAACCACCCTGTGATATTAGTCCAAACAGTATTCAGGTTAGTGGTGATGCTAGTTGTAGTGTTAGTAATGCCTTCCTTCATGTTATTCCAACTGATGCTAGGTTTGAGACCAGCAAACCAAACACTCAAATCAATCCACCAACTTTCAAGCGTGGAAGTCGTGCCTGCGCCAAAAATCTTATTGATAACTCCGCCAACTGCTGTTTTCATTCCCTCAAAAGCGGCTACGAATGCCCCTTTTATCCCTCCTCCATGCTCTTCAAAACTGGTCTTCATAATATCCAGAATAGCCCCGGTATCAATACCTAACTTATCCATTATGCCCTTAATTGCCGTGCTAGCCTCCTCAAAATTCGGGGTTATTTTTTCCTTTATGCCGCTAAAAAATCCAGCAATCTTGCCAGGGACGGTTTGAATCGCATTACTGGTTTCGTTGAATTCACCAGTGATTTTCTCTTTTATACCACTGAAAAAACCGCCAATTTTATTGCCAATTCCCTGGAAGAATCCTTTGATTTTGCTAGCCGTCTCTTTGGCAGATTTTGTAATCTTGTCCCAATGCTTTATTATCAGCCCAACTGGTGTCATATTAAGGAAAATCTTCTCTAGCGTTTCCCCAACTTTTTGGAAGAATTTAACGATGGCATCCCAGATTTTCTTGGCAACTTTCTTTATACCCTCCCAGTGCTTTATAACAAGTATAACTATAGCGATGATTCCCGCTATTGCCAGAACAATCAAGCCGATTGGTCCCAGAGCAACGGTCATAGCTCCACCCAGCATCCCAATGCCAGTAACAATTAGGGGTAGCATCATCAATAGCGGCCCCAGCACAAGCATTAATCCACCTATTGCGCCTACAACTATTAAAATGACTTTAGTTAATCCAGAGTGTGCCTCCATCCATCCTGAAATCTTTGTTACTATGCCTGTTATCTTTTCAATAAGGGGCGTTAGCACAGGAATTAGCTTGTCGGCTATAACCATTTTAATGCCATTAAGGCTTGCTTTCAGTGTTGTGTTAGCATCATTAAATTTAGCAGCCTTATTAGCTGCCTCCTGGTCAAAAACCACCCCCAAATCGTGAGCTGCTTGCCTTTGTTTTGCCATTTCTTCAGTGCCTGAGTCCAAAATAGGTAAAAGATCAGTACCCGATTTGCCAAAAATATCCTGAGCCAGGGCGGCACGCTCTAGAGGGTCTTCTACATTAGCTACGGCTTGTGTCAAGATATCGAATACTGCCTCAGGAGTTTTGCCTTTCAAATCATCAACATTGATTCCGAGCTTTTGAAAAGCTAGCCCTGCGGTGCTGAGCCCATCCCGGGCGTCTTCCAAAGTGGAAGCCATTCTTTTAATAGCTTTTTCAACTCCGCCTAAACTCGTGCCTCCAAGCTCCGCCATATAGCGCCATTCAGATAATGCTTCTGTAGAAAATCCAGTACGTGCTGCCATTTTTTGGACTTCATCACCCATTTCAGAATATGTTTTGAGACATAAAACTCCAGCAGCTACAATAGCAGCGCCAGCCGCCGTCATAGCAGCCCCGATAGCTTTATGATGCTTTTTGATAGCATCCGCAAATCCAGAGGTCTGCTTCTCGGCGTCGTCTAAGCCCTTTTTTAACCCTGCCGTATCGGCGCCAATTTTGACTGCTAGCTCAGCAAGAATATTACCTACGCCTATTGCCATATTATTAACTCAAAATTAACTCAACGCCTTAGCAATAATTTCTGAAATCTCGGCTAATTTATCTATGGGCACAAGTTCGCCCACGCCTTCCAATGTTAACTCCGGATAATTTTGCTTTAATAGCGTAAAAAGCAATAACCTGAAAGCGGAGGCTTGCCTCTTTTCAAACTTCTCCATAAGTTTATCAAGACTGCAATCAAAGGCCTCCTCCAGTGCAGCCAATGTATTTACATTTCTTGGCGGCAATTTATAGATTTTCCCATCCGCTAATACAATTTCGCTTTCCTTTATTTCGGCTAATATATTTTCAGTCATTTCAGTCATCCAACCTCCTTTGGTGTTTTAATTCCTTTTTGTCGTGCTAATTCCATTATATTTGAGGGATTTTTAACAGGATGTTCCCTCCTTAGAAAATCCTTTGGCTGATATACCCTTTTACTCTGTGCACAATTCGCCATCATAGCCATTAAGGAAGCTGTGCGATAATCCTTTTTATCTTCTTCTTGTGTTTCCTGTCGCTGGAGTTCCCTTAAGATTGCATTAAATTGCGCCGGGCTGAGTTTGCCTATCTCCTTACGAGACCATCCCAACTTTCGTGCAATATACACAATGCCTTCTAGCATTTTGACATCTCCAGCGGGCAGCCTGACAAACTTCCCCAGTTGGTATATTCCTTGAACTTGAGGCAGATATTCTCATTTTTACTTGCTATTAATAGGTCGTTTTGATAACGAATATAGAATACAGCGGTTACTTGCCGTATATCCTTAAATAGCCAAAATGACTGTGCGGTAGCCTTCCAATCCTGAACAACATATTGACGCCAGGGGGAGGCAGAGGTTTCTACCATTTTGACATCTATTTGCCAGTATAATCCTCCGCCTACCTGTTCCTTGCCAGAATAGAAGACTACTAACTCACCATTCATGTCCCAATGGCATTATGCTGTCGGAACTGAAAGCACACCCGTTCCCTGAAAATCGTAGGATATGCCTACTATACCATCCACATCCACAGAAGGGTGGATGCCAGTTATAAGAGCTGAGCCCGTCCATTTCTGGGTGGTGTTTGCACTCTCCCGAAGCTCTAATACCGTTAATGTGCCTAAAGCCTTTGGTGCTGCGTCCTTATATCCTTCGAAAGAACCAGACCAGCCGTCCAGCCCCGCAATATAAGTGCGATGCCCACTATCCCCGAAATCCGTTGTCTCTAAGGCGTCACCTACATAATCCAATGACCACGATTTGATGCCTGCTACCGCAGCCACTGTTGTCCCTGTAGTGGTAGCATAAACTGCTCCTGCTTTACCTGAAATGTGTGTTCCCATATTTTACCTCCTATTATGCCGCTGCTGGCACAAGTGCTCCAGTCCCCTGAAAGTCATACGAAATCCCTACAATCCCATCTACATCCACTGAGGGGTGTGACCCAGTTATGATAGCTTGCCCTGTATATAATTGGTTTGCGGTTGCCGATTCCTTTAGAACTAAAGCAATCTCAGCACCGATGCCTTTAGGAGCTCCGTCCTTAAATCCCTCAAAACTGCCACTCCAGCCATCTATGCCTGGAACATATGTCCTATGCCCTGAATCTCCGAAATCCGTAGTTTCCAGTGCATCACCGGTGTAATCAATTGACCACGATTTAATACCCGCTACAGTTGCTCCTGCGACTTGAACCTCGCCTGCTTTTCCGCTTATTTCTGCCATTTTTTACCTCCTATTTATTTTGCCAATTAAAAAGGGAGTTAACGGCTCCCCGTGATTGCCTTCTAACCTAGGCGCTCTACAATGGTATTAATCCCTATCTATTAAAACTCGGTAGCGCATCGGTATTTGAAAAACCTTAGTTTCTATATCATAAAGTGGCGTTCCAACGAATTCCCGTATGCATTTCATAGAAATATATCCTGCTACCGTCAAGGTTACATCGTCCATTACTGCTAGAACTAAATCCACAATTTCCCTGCAGTTCTTTTGTCCCGTTGAACTAAAACAATTTACCCAAAAAGTTAAATCCTCCATCTCGTCCAGATGCCCAAATACGCCAATGGGACGGTCTGTCTCTAAGCCAAAAGTGACATAGGGCAACGAGGCATCTTGGGGAGCGATAATATTATATGCTTTATAGGTAGCGTGATATGTCGCTAATTTGGTATAAAATCCTGATACAACAGCGTCAATAAATGCCATTTATCTCCTATGTAGGGAAGCTAGATTGAACATTACTACCCTTTAATGCCTCCACCACTTCATTTTTCTTCTCTTCAAGTGCGGGGTATAAAAATGGATAAGGAGGCATCCTGTTTGTCCCAAATTCCAAGAAAGGCGCATAGACTACATTTGTCCCCACCGCTCCATAAATAACATCTTTTTCTACTATAACTTGTGAGGTAATAGACGCCCTGAGCCTTCCTGTTACCACCTGAGGATGCGAACCGATTGATTTACTCACATTTATTTTAGCCTGTCTTTCTACAATTAAGCACGCCTTAGCCATTCCCTGTCCCAACTTATCAACAAGCTCCTTCATCCTCTCGGCTTTATGGCTTTTATAGTGAGCTTCCCAATCTATCTTAATGCCTGTCATTTTGTTTATGGTAATAAACCCTTTTTAATTAACCTATTACATAACCTTTTCAGGAACATCTTAGCCTCAG